AACCTCGCCATTAGTTCACCCGTAGATACTGCATGCTCGGTTGCAGCTTCAGTGCAACGCGATCCTCATCCTCGTCTGCTGCCCGCTGGAACTCTTCCTCGTACACCGCTTTCAGAAGCTGCACCCTCTCCGGTGCCTTCTTCATCGCAATGTAGTACGCGAGGCCAGCAACCATGCAAGGAAGGAATCGGAAAGGTGCGTCAGTAGTGTTGACCAATGCATCCGCATCTTCGATACGACGAACATAGTAATAGATAAGACTGTCGGTAGAACTATCCGGAGTAGGCCAGAGAACAACCTGTGGCGAGATCTGCCTGTTGTAGAAAAACTGACTTGGCCTGCCTGTTTGATCCTTATTCGGTATGTGCAGGTATTCACTCCTGGACATCCGATCTAGCTGGAAGTCCACGCTACTCCGACGAATAACCACCTCAAGCAGGTCAGTGTGTGTAGCGTCAAGCGTGTATGTCGCTGTGCCCGATGTAAGACTCACTGTCGCCTGCTTCACGGTCCACAGGTTCAGACCACGATTAGCCCAGTCTGCGAACATCAGATTCAGAGACCGACGAGCCGTACGGGCGTCGTAGCCGGTGCGGACCTCAAGCCCGCACCGCTCGTACGCTTCTTCGATAATCTCAGCTACATCGAGATCAAAATCTCTGGACCCAGAGGTTGCCATTTACTTCTTCCGCATAGCCTTACCACGTTTTGCCATGACGGGCTTCTTCATCATGGCGCCGCCGCCGCGCATAGCCTTCTTCTTCATGCCCATGCCACCGCGCATTTTACGCATTGGTTTTTTCATACCCGGCATATTCAATTCTCCTCTGCTTTCGCGTTTCGACCAGACGACGGTAATCATCTGGGTCATAGTTAATATAGTAATCCAGACGTTCTAGTTTTGCACTAGCATTGTCTAGGTCGGTAAGGCGTTGCACAAAGATCATGTTCAACCCCTTGTCCTTGAACGATAGCAGCCAGATATCGACACCTGTTGCAGCCAACCATCCGTTCAATGCGAAACAACCTGCTTCAAGGTCGTCGTAGGTGTATTTGTCTCCGTAGTTTCCGCACACAACTACTTGGTATGTGTCGTCGAACGTGGTGATCTCCTCGTACACCGCATCCCAAATATCACCAACTTCTTCCCGCGTTTTGACCTTCTCGGACAACCACGCATTTCGAGCAAAAGGACATAGCGCGTTGCCGTTTACAAACTCATCCGGCTTGCATAGCTCGTCAAAAATCCAATCTTCAAGTATTCGTGCGAGTTGCATTACGAGTCGGCATTGTCTTGGCACCAGCTTCCATCTTACGAGGGCTGCAATACATGCCATCTTTGGCTTTTACAATCTTGTCGCCCTGCTTCTTCAGAACACCGCGCTCTACGAGAAGATCCTTTTGAGTGTATTTGCCGTCACCAGTGACATCTTTCCTGCTCATTTCTTCTTTTTCCTCTTCAGTGATTTCACACGCCGGGGCTTGCCGGCTGGTTGACCTAAACGCTTCTTCTGACTAATCCTGCTGCGCTTTTCAGCGGCTGTCATTTCGGAAGCTGTCTTGGGAGTCTTGGACGAAATCCTTTTCGTGGGGCGACAATATGGAGTACCCCGTTTTTCACCTTTGCGACGCCCACACGGCTTACCAGTTCTCTGGTCCGTCCACTTCTCTTTGAACCATCTTTTAAGCGCAAGACCACTTTTTGTCTTTCTGACTGCCATTAAAGCCTACCTTGATGATGTAGAACCAATGCTACAATAGATCCAACCACAGCTAAACATAGAAGCAAGAACAAACCTATTATTGTGCCCTCGACAATTTTCTTGCGTTTAGCTGCCGCTGCTATCTCTGCCTCTTTCCTCGCGACCCTGGCTTTTGCCTGAAATCTTTGCCAATCGTGCCACAGTCCAGGACGGCCGGCATAAATCATAAGTTGTTTCAGTTGCTCTTCCTGTTCCTTGATTTTCTCCAAGGCCATGAATTCTTCGAGATCGGAGCCACCACCCTTTTTCTGCGACTTGCGCTGTAGATCACTTTTCGCACCTACAAACTGTGCAATGGCACTGCCTGCCGAAGCAATGTCCTTGCCGTTCTGTACGGCTGTTTTGATGACAGCGAAGGCTGCATTTGCTGCGGCTAATTCTGCTAACATCAGTACACCCTCGTTGTCTCTTCATTGACTTGCTTCGGCACACAATAAGCAGTGATCTTGTTGCCCTGCTTGTGCAGCTTCTGCGCGAAATATGTGCATTCGTTTAGGTCGCGAAAGTACATATCCTTGCTTACAAGTCGTCTTTCATCTCCTATCCCAATGTATACAAACAACAGAAATGCATGGATCAAGACTGTGTGACCGCACCCTTGGTTCGTTTACGACGGCCCTTCATGATGGCGCCGCAACCACGAGCTACCGCAGTTCCCTTTACAGCTTTTCCTCGAAAAGCTCTTTTTGGTCGTTGATCCTCGATCCCTCCTGTCGCTCTCTTTTTCTTTTTCTTCTTGCCGCCAGTTCCGTAATTTGCCGCCCCAACTTTTCTGCACTTGGCGATGGCACCACTTGCATACGCCGACGGGAAGACTCGATATCGCGCCTTAACCTTGTGATAACATGCATCTTTAGGCATTCCTTCGTTTCCTTCTACCAGCGCAATGCGCTCTCTCGCTGAAACCACGAGGGCGCTTGCAGTTCACTTTTGATTTGCGTTTCTTGCTCCATTTGCGTTTCTGCGGAGGCTTGGATATCTGCTGCCGCATTGATCCGCGCGAGATTGCCATCACCACTTCTCCTGATAAAATCTTCCCACAGCGGCGTCAGCATGGCGTGATTCGACTCAACCTTCGTAGCGATTACAGCCGTGCGCTTGTCCACCTCGATCAATGTCGTGAGGATCCAAACCACAAGAGAAAGAGCCACCCCGCCAAGACCAATAACAAGGGTTTTAGCCAAGGTTTTTTCATCTAGCATTTCCACCTCCGCCGTGCCTGACGCAGTCGGCTGTTCGGATCCTTCGCAGCCTTGGGGAACTTTTTCATCTGACCAGCAGATCTGGCGCAGAACGACTTGCGCCGCTTCGCATCCTTGCTGCCCTTCTTGACCTTACCCGTAACTGCTGTCTTCAACTTGCTGCCAGGATTAGCACGCCGGTATGCTTTTACCCCAGCCTCAGTCATTCCCGCCCCAGCCTTTGTGGGGCGGAAATTCTTTTTGTTTCTTGGCGGCATCTTTGACTTTTTGCGCGCCATGACGACTACCCAAAGAACGCAGTGATCGAGTCTACGGCTGTAAGAGTGACGTGACAGCCGTCTTCGAAAATAATTCCATGCTCTGGGATTGTGATCTGCGTGTCGTCGCCAGCTACAAAAGTCATGGTCAGCAGAGTCGTGCCGGATCCGCCGCCGCTTCGAAAGACGGCAGCGGGACTTCCGCTGCCAGCACTTCGAACAACGAACGCCTTGAGGCGAGTCCTACCGCCAAGCAAGCTGCCTGTAGAAGTCGCCGTTTTAGCAATAATGGAACTTGCCATTTCAAACTTCCTTACTAGGCTTCGTAGCCCATCATTTCGATGAAGAGTTTGCCCGCAGTGTAGTCCGCATCGGTGGCCGCACCTGTTGTCAGGTAGAGGAACTCATCCGCAGCCGGGACTGCGGTGAAGTACACTTTGCTGCCAAGCGATGCATCGCCAGCATTGACCAGAAGTGTTTCGGTCAAATCAGCGATTGCTCCATCCTCAACACCTGTGCCCTCTGTTGCAGAGTGGATGTTGATGTCCGGATCTCCGCCAGCAGGTGCCTCGAAACACTCCATGCTACCTGTCAGGATAGTGCCGTTCTTTGCGGCTGTGATCTGACCAATGTGACAAACCAGTGATGTACCGTTAACCCCGATGATATCACCAGAGCCGGTCGAGCGCAGACCTGTAAGGTCGATAAGAATACGAGTGGTGATGATGCCGCCCAAACGCTGTACGGAACTGCGATAAACAGTGCCAGAACCAGTTGTGATACCAGTGCCAGCTTCTACAGCCATTGTGTTCGCATCAAAGGAAGACACACCAGTGGAACTGATGCTCGAAAGAGTGGTGAATGCTCCAGTAGTCGAGTTTTCACTGACAGAGGTGAAGCCGCCCTTCGAACGAACTGCACCCGAAAAAGTAGTCGTAGCCATTTGGTTCTCCTGTCTTGGCTAGTGTCAGACCTCCAATAGGTCTGTCAGGGACTAG